GGTGTTGTTGCCGCTCTCCATCACGGTGTGGAACTGCTCCCACTCCGTGCTATTCGCCGGGTCTCTATAGTAGCTCTCGAAGTCGATCGAGAAGTCCGTCCGGAGCGGGTCGTAGTACTTGTAGCCGGTCGGCTGCTCCAGTCCGGGCGTGATCTCGTTCAGCTCCTGCTCTAAGTTGATCGTGAGGGAGTTGATCGACGGGAGCGTGAGGAAGGTATCCGAGCCGGAACCGTCGTCGAGCTCCAGAGAGGCTTCGCCGTTGCCGAGGATCAGCTCGTCTTCGCCCTTGACCAGGGTCCCTTCGTGGCTAAGCGTCCAGCTCTGATCTCCGCCTTTGCGGGCCGGAGCGTTGACGTTCTTGTCGACATACTCCGCCACGTCGCGGGTGGGGGAAAGCGTGGCGTTGCTTTGGGCGATGACGGCGGTTCCTCCCGCGAACAAGATGAAATTAACGCCGGGAATTGTAGAGGGTCGAGGCATAGGTGGAGGTCTCTATTCTGTGGGCTGAAGGTCGAGGTCGTAGGCAAGGATGAGGTCGTAGGCCTGCTCTCCGCCGCTCTCGTAGGTCTGCGGGATCGCGTCCGGGAAGGGGAGATGGCGGAGGGCGTAGCCGTCGAGGGCCAGCTCGGAGGAGCGGAGCGCCTCTTCGACGCTTTCGGCCAGTTCCTCCCGTTTTGAGAGGCGGGCCTTCCCTTTCGGGTAGCGGGTGTGGACGCGGATGCGGAGGGGTGCTTCGTAGCCGAGTAGGTTCTTGAAGTCGCCCCATTCGTTGGCCGGCGGCGTCTCGATCATCACGAGAGGCGCCGGCGTGTCGCCTTCCGGCTGACGCTGTACGACAACCGGGACGCTAAGAGCGGGCGTTAGGACGTCGTAGAGAGCGGTCCGGAGCGGCCCTTGGGGGAAGGTGGGCATGGGGAGTCCTTAGCTGTTGGCAAGCTCTTCGAGGGCTTTGCGGATCTCTTCTTCGGCCGGGCCCCAGAGGTAGTCGTTGGCTTCGTGGTGGACGGTGCCGAGGCCGACGTGAGGCGCGTAGGGGACATCGGAGAAGACGCTGTCTCCGTCCGCCTGGAGGGAGGCGCGGAGCCGGCCGGTGTCGACCGGGACCTCCGTCTTCGCCCGCTTCAGCGTCTCGTCACGGGCCTGTGTCATCGCCTCTTCGGCGTCGGTCTTCAGTTGCTCCGCTTCCGCCTCGAACCAGTCGCCGACGTCTTCGGCGTTTGTCTCGAAGAGGTCGTCGGACATAGAGGCACGTCCTACTGGAGCGAGAGGAGGAGCGAGTTATCGTCCGGCCGGATCTCTTCGACCGTGGCTTCGATCACCCGGCCGTCTTCGGTGGTGACTTCGGTCGTGTCGGAGGGCTGCACGCCGGCGATCGAGTCGGCGGCGAAAAAGAGGGCGGCGCCCTTGTCGTAGGAGGCGGCCATCTGGTCGAGGGCGTAGCCGGACTCCTGGAGGTTGCCATTGGATTCGAGGACGACACTTTCGCCTGTCTCCGTGAAGCCGTCCGGGCCGCGGGTGCCTGCCGAGCGGGTGACCTCGATGCGGTCGGTATAGAGCTCGTCGAAGACGGAGCGGTCGATCATAGAGCGAGTCTCAGCGGTCTTAGGTGGGCGGCCGGTAGGGCGGAGAAGCTAAGGGCGCTCTCAGGCTACACAGGAGGGCGCTGGTCGAAGGGACGGAGCGGGGCGAAGATGCGGCTCGGTACCCGGGGCATCTCCTTGTAGGTGACGCTTTCGTTGCCCTGAGAGATGGAGTCGACGCCTTGCCGCTGCTCCCACGTCGCCCAATGGCTGACGAGGCGGGCGATCGTGACGCGGAGGCGGTCGAGTAGGCGAGAGGGCATCCCGCTCGGATCGGGGGTTCCGCCTTCGTCTTCGGCCCATCCTCGAAGCTGGACCGGGCCTTCCGGAGCGGAGGAGCTAAGCCAAAGACTCCCGCCGGGCTCGGAGGAGCGGTAGCGATCGGCCACGTACCACTCCGCCTCCTGGATCACTTGCTCGACATTGGCGAAGTGCTCCTTCGCTTCGCCTGAGAGGAGGTCGTGGTGATCGGGCGTGAGGATCGAGGGCATAGGGGCGTTCCGTCTGTGGATGAGAGCGAAGCCCTAACCCGAGCCTCCCCGAAGCGTGGGGAGGCTCTCGGTTAGAGCTCAGGCTCTACGTTACGCGGGGACGTCGGCGTCGATAATGCCGAAGGCGTCCGGGAGGAAGACCTCTGCGCCGTAGACCATCAGGGCCTTCAGCACGTCGCCGTGGAAGGTGGCCTGCTCGTCATTGGAGACGAGGGCGACGTTGTTGAGCTGCACGGCCAGGGTGACGGCGGCGCGGTGGCCGATAAGGTTCTTCTCCTTCCCGCCGGTCTGGACCAGAGCGCTCGACTCGAACAGGTCGAAGCCCTGGTAGCGGCCCACGTACCCGTCGGTCTCGATCTCCTTGTTTGCACGGATGCGGTCGCCGGCGTACTCGGTGACCAGGTCCATGTACGTCGGAGAGAGGACGGCGAAGCGGCCGCGGCGCGGGACGTTGTTGTCGCTCAGAGCGACCTTCGCGTCACGGAGCTTCGAGGTGAAGCCGTCGGCGGTGGAGGCGGTGGTGGTGATGGAGATGTTGCCGTCGCCGTGGAGTCCGAGGACGTAATCGTCCAGGTCTTCTTCGCCGGCCTGGACCTGACGGCCACGGAACTTCTCCTGGAGCTCCGGCTGGCTCTGGACCTCTTCGACGGAGGGAACGCCGAACGTGAGATCCCGCTCCTGGTCCATCGCCATCGAGACGGTCGAGCCGCTCGGGTTCTGGATCTGGACGGAGCCGTCGGAGTTGGCGTCCTGTGCGTTGAGATCGCCGGCGCTGTGAACCTCTACGGTCCGGGCGCCGATCACTTCGTAATCGTCGTTGGTGATCTCCCGCGCAACCGTTCGCCGGTCGAGGTTGCGGAGGAACTGTGCGGAGTGGAGCTTAGCGGAAAAGTCGCCCATAGGGAAAGGGACTATGTCTGTGCATGTGAGGTGCGATTAGGTGGGAGACAGCGGGTTACGCCCGCAAGGCGCCGTCCTGGTCTCCCACCTAAGCGGGGGAGCAGGTCGGAGCTATTCGATCTTGCCTTCGGCCATCATCTCTTCGAGCTCGTTGAGCCGTTCGTCGTCGCCGGACTTCGCGGCTTTGTCGACCTCCTTCTCGAACTCTTCCCGGGTGAGCGTCTCACCACTGGAGGAGGAGCCGGGGGATGCGGAGGAGCCGCCCGTCGCTTCGGTGGACTCGAACATGAAGCTCTTCTGGTCGGCCAGCTCTTCGGCGACGCCGTCGATGCCCATCGTGTCGCCGGACTGGAAACGAGGCTGTCCGTCTTCGTCCACAGCGATGAAGCCGTCGTCGGGGTCGTAGTCGATGCGGCGGAAGAAGGCGGCCTTGACGTCCTCTTCGGCGCCCTCTCGGACGTCCGGGGCGTTCTCGGTGAACTTGCTCCAGGCTTGCGAGCGGCGGTACCGCTTGCGGTCTTCCCGGAGCTCTTCCACTTCGTCTTCGAGGGAGTCCGCTTTCGAGGCCTTCTTCTTGAGCTCCTGGATCTCTTCATCCTTCAGGGAGCCCTTCGGTTGGCCGTCCTCTCGGAGCTCGATGCCGCGCTCGGTGGCAGCTTCCTCGAAGAAGGAATCGTCTTCCTTCAGCTCTTCCCGCATCGTGCGCTCTTTACGGGAGAGCCGCTTCTTCAGAACCGTCTGGAGGTGGGATTCGGTGTGGAGGCCGTCGGGTAGATCTGCGTTGTCGATCTCTTCGTCCTCTCCGATCTCGATGGAGTCGGCCGGGACTTCGATCGGGTCGTCGGCTTCGTCGACGTGGATGTAGGGCATAGACAGAGACTCAATATGTGCCAGAGGTGACTTCTATCGGCGCTCTCTGTGGGGAGCGCTGGCCGCCGTGACGTGGCGTGACCGCTCCGACTTAGGCCGCGTCGAAGAGCGTAGGTGAGGCGCGAAAGACGGGTGGGTCGCCTCGTTTACTACGGGGGGTTACCTGGAGGAGGGGGTCCTCTCTGTGCGAGTGTTAAAGACCGCGGGGGTCATCGTGGACCAGACGCATCGCCCGGTCGAGCTGCTGCTTCTGGCTCTGGACGTGAGCGTCTGTGATCGAGCGCTCTCCAGGCAGGTCCTCGAAGCGGCCGGCAAGGTCGCCGGCGCCGATCTCCGGGCGGTCCGGGAGCGGGCGGTCGTTTACCCACTCGGAGGTATCCTCCGGCACAATACATACGATCGAGCACTCACAGTGGGGATGCGGGTGGGAGGGCGTCGTTTTGCTGTGGTAGCGGCCGGGGCCGTAGCCGTAGGGGTCCGCCTTTGCAAGCCAGTCGCACGAGTCGGGACTCGATTCGAGGCTGTCGTGTCTGCTCGAAAGCGTCCACTCGACCAGGTCGACGGCCGGGCTCTGTGCGGCCAGCTCTTTCCCGGCTTCGTCCATGACGTCGGACAGCTCCGTGACGCCCGTCCGCCGAAGGTTCTGAAAGACCTGTGGGGAGCGGGCCTCCGAAAACTCGATGTCCTCGTCTAAGACGAGCCCGTCCGCCTGGAGCCGGCGGAGGAGGGAGGGATGCTCTCTGGCCAGGACCTCCGCCATCGCCCGGGCATAGCGCTCCGGCTCGACGTACTTCTCGATGTACTGGAGATCCTGCCGGAAGTAGGAGATCCCGCTCTCCAGAGCGGAGCGGACCAGCTGCTCATTCGAGCGATCGATGCCGCGGCGGGTGAAGCCCGAAGAGAGGTCCGGGCTCCACTCCGGGGCCGTGCCTGTAGCGACAGAAGCCGCGGCGGCGTAGCCATCGAGATGGGCCTGTCTCTCCTTCTCAACGGCCTGCTCCTTTGCGGAGCTCAGCTCTCCGGTGAGGGACGCCTGGAGGGCCTGGAGGCCTTCGTCGAGGGTGGCCCGGGGACTGTTCGATCGAGAGACCTCGACGATCACAGAGCCCCATGCGTCCTCGATGCGGGAGAGGAGCTGTGCCTTCTCTCCATCCGGAGAACGGAGGGCCTCTTCACGGGCGCTCTGGATCGGTTTGCTGTAGGCTTTGGTGGCCATAGGCTATTACACGTCGAAGGAGGAGGCGGAAGCGGCTTGCGCGTCGGCGTCGATCTGCGTCTGGATGCGCTCTTCGATCGCCTGTGGGTCCGGGTCGTGGCCGTTGGCCTGGAGGTACTCCACGACGACCTCCGCGGCGTCTTCGGCCGGGAGTGGGATCTGTGCCGGGAAGACCTTGTCGATAAGGTGCTGGCTACTCACGATGTCGGAGTAGTCCTTCGGCCAGGAGGCAGAGACGGAGAAGCTCGATGCGGCCGGTCCGGCGAAGCGATAGTCCTGCATCTGCGACACGAGCGGGAGGATGGCGGTCTCTGCGTCCTCGATCGTTTGGGCCAGGACCGACAGGGCCGCGGCTGCTCCCCCGGAGTGTTGGATCTGCGCTTCCGTGGCAGACTTGCGCGTTGCCTCTTCGAGCTCGTTGTGGGCGATGCGCTTCAGCTCCTGGAGCTTCTGAGAGAGGATCTTCGTCCCGTGCTCTGCTCCGTCCGTCGGGAAGACGACGCCGCCGTGCTCTCCGTAGTCCTTGTGGTAGGGAAGCGTCTGAGCGCCGGACATGATCTTGTCACGGATCTTCTGTGCCAGCTCGTCATCCCCGCCGACGCCGACCTGGAGGAGGCCGTTCATCGACACTGACGCGGCGAAGTCGCGGCGGGAGGTCATCTCGTAGATGGAGCGGTGCTTCCGGGCGACCAACTCTCCGAACGATGCGCTCCAGGGCATCTCGACGTGAACGACCGGAGCGGAGGGGCGGCCGGCCGTATCAACGAAGAAGGCGTCCCGGGTGGGCCAGTAGTCGGACTGTCCAACCATCTTCTCCGTCGTCTCTCCGCCGACCTCGAACTGCCGGTAGACCTCGACGGAGCCGGGGCGGTAGCGAGAGGAAACCTCGTAGGAGGTAGCGATGCCGGCGTCGAGGTCGACCGTGCTTTGTGTCGAG